TGTGTTGCTCCTGACACTATTCAGGAAATTGGTGGTGATGTCATCTTCCTTGGTCCTGAAGGTTTGCGTTTGTTTAGCGCTACAGACCGTGTTGGTGACTTCAACTTGGGTGTGGTGTCTAAGCCTATTCAGAATGAGATGACCAGTCTAATTGCTTCTAGCAGCAGCTTTGCCAGTTGTGTTATTAAGCAGAAGTCACAATACCGCATCTTTGGTTACAACGCCACTGGTACTTCTACAGCAAACTCCAAAGGTGTCTTAGGTACGCAGATGGTTGGTGACAACACCAGCACTATGGCGTGGGCTGAGACATTAGGTATCAAAGCCTATGCTGCTGATGGTGACTACGAAAACCAAACAGAGACATTGGTGTTTGCTCACGACGATGGCTACATCTATGAGATGGAAAGTGGTAACAGCTTTGACGGAACAAACATCATTGCTTCATTTGCTACACCTTTTGTTTCCATTAATGATCCACGTATTCGTAAAACGTTTTACAAATTATTCCTCTACACAGACCCTCAAGGGGGTGTCACCACCTCTGTCAACCTGAAGCTAGACTTTGACACACAAGGCAGCATTCAGCCTGACACTATTGAGTTGTCTAACGAAGCAGGCACTGTAGGTTTCTATGGTAGCTCTGGTGCTCGGTATGGCACTACAGTGTTTGGAAGTAAGTTGGTAAAGCAGTTTGAGACTCAAGTGATTGGGTCGGCCTTTAGCGTGTCGCTGCAGTTTGTGTCGGATGGTCAAAACCCTCCGTTCAGTTTGGACGCAGCAACTTTGGAATATGCAACACATGACAGACGTTAAAGCTTTACAGCTTTGATGTTTCGGTTATAACTACACGTATGGGAAATTCTTTGTTCACTGAGTTGATCTCGTTGTCTCAAGCTAAAGAACAGAATCTTAGCCACTACTTTACTGGGAAGCCTTGTGGTCGTGGTCATGTAGCTGCTCGGCACGTCAAGTATAGACAGTGTTCAGAGTGTGCTAAAGTTCACGCTGAAAATTATAGAGAAAAGACAAAGAAAGCAAACGAAGGACTTGTCAAGTATTTTGATGGTGTACCTTGTGGTCGTGGTCATATCGCTGAGAAGTATTCGGTGGGAAATATATGTATTGAATGCCGCAGAGAAAACGACAAAGAGTACCGAAGCAAGAACAAGGACAAGGTATCGAAGCGTATACGAGATTTTAAAAAGGCTCACCCTGACAGAGTAAATAGCGACACTGCAAAACGTAGAGCTGCTAAGAAGTTGGCAACTCCTGCTTGGCTGGACAAATCAATGTTGTCTTCCATCAGAAAGTTTTACACCGAAGCTAAAGATATGGAAAAGAAAACGGGAATAGTGCATCACGTTGATCACATTATCCCGTTGAATGGTGAGAACGTTAGTGGTTTGCATGTTCCGTGGAATCTTCAGGTGCTTCCGTTTTACGAGAATTTGAGCAAGTCTAATAAGTTAATGGAGAATTTTATATGGCAGGATATGTAAGAGTTGATACGAGCAATAACATTTCTGACGGAAATGTAATCGCCGCCGCTGACCTCGACAACGAATTTGATGGTATTCAAGCAGCCTTCAACGCCAGTACAGGTCACAACCATGACGGCACTACTGGTGAGGGCGCTCCCATTTTGGTGTTGGGTCCGACACAGGATGTTGTTGCCAGCGCTTCATCGCTGACCCCCAAAACAACCAACACAGTTGACATTGGTAGCTCTTCGCTGAAGTTCAAAGATCTGTATCTGGCGGGTAATGCTTCTATTGCTGGAACACTGGCCGTAACAAGTGCTACCACCTTGTCTGCTGCATTAACCTATGGTGGCGTGACACTGAGCAACGCTGTTACTGGTACAGGCAACATGGTGTTGTCTGCATCACCTACGTTGACTGGTACGCTGTCTGGTGCCAATGCTTCGTTGTCTGGAACATTGGCAGTTACGGGTGTTGCCACTCTCACAGCACAACCTGTCTTGTCTTCGCTGACTGCCAGCCAAGCGGTGTTCACTGACGGCTCCAAAGGTCTGGTGAGCAATGCCATCACAGGCACAGGTAACGTGGTGATGTCTGCATCGCCCACACTGACAGGCACAATCAGTGCGGCTGATTTAACCACCTCTGGCACAGTGACGCATAACGGCGGCACAGCCAACGGCGTGGCCTACCTCAACGGCTCCAAAGTCCTGACCACAGGGAGTGCGCTGACGTTTGATGGGACAACACTTTCTAATTCAGGAACTGGGGACAGAGCGTTACTGGGTAAAGCATACATTGCAGGCGATTCAAATGGGTATGGTATTTGGTCTGGTGCCGGACAAACAGGCAATGGTTTTTATGTAAACAGTACCAGCAGTTATATTGCTCAATACATTAGTTCCTCCGAACAAATGCGCCTGACCTCCACAGGTCTGGGTATTGGGACGAGTTCTCCTGACAGATTGCTCCAGTTGTCTGCTGCTGATACAGCGTACCTGCGACTTGAAAACCAAGACAGCACTGGCACAGTTGGTCAGTTTATTGGCTTGATTGAGTTTGAGGGGCAAGACTCCGGTGGCTCGGGTGTGAGGGCGCAGATTGGGGCTGTGTATGAAGGGGTTAACGGCGCAACAGCAGTAACGATTGGCACATCGGCTGATGCCGGATCGGTAACAGAAAGACTTAGGGTAGACCGAAACGGCAACGTGGGTATTGGGACGAGTTCGCCGGGAGTTAAGTTGGATGTTGTAAACGCATCAGGACGAGTGGCGAGGATCGGCGGCTTTCAGTTTGCAGGCACTGGCTCCAGCACCGATGGAGGCAACAATCTGCTGTCTAGTGGAGTTTATTGGAACGGCTCAAATTTGACGGCGACCCAAACAAGCGGCGCTGTGTTGCAGTTTGGCAATGGGGCGCTTCAGTTCCAGACCCTGTCCGGTTTGACCGCTGGTAGCACTTATTCTTTTGCGCCTCAATTAAGCC